ACAAAAAATAAAAGATAAAAAGAAGAGAGGACCAAGAGACGAATAATGCCAGAATTTTTTAGAAGTACAGCAAAGAAACCGGGAGCTACTAAAGTCCGTAAAGGATATAAAAGTGGTGGCAACGGTGATGATAAATGGATTCAGAAAGCAACTAAAAACATGAGAACTGATAAACCTTGCACAGGCAAGAAGTTTGGAAGTAAAACATGTCCGCCAGGTTCTAAAAGATATAACCTAGCTAAAACATTTAAGAAAATGGGTAAGGAAAGAAAACAAGCCGCTGACGGTGGTCGTATTGGTTTAGCCAATGGTGGCCTGAGTCATGCTGCTGGATACAAACCAGTTTTAGGAAATAATAGATTTGGTTATCCTAGTGGAGGAGTTCCTGTTAGAAATTTTAGAGGTGGGGGAGCAGCTCTTAGAGGATTAGGTAGAGCTTTAACAAAAAAATAATGGACGGCGTAAATTTAATTTACAAACTCAAAAAACAAGTTGAAGAAACACAAAAAAATGTGCAAACCTTTCTGTTAAATGGACAGGTTGACAATTACGAAAAATACCAATATATGGTAGGACAGCTTCGTGCTTACGAAGCCATTTTACAGGAAATCTCTACCCTGCTGACAAATAAGGAGCCAGAAGATAATGAAAACACAGGAACAGTCATCGATATTAACACCAAACAATGATCTTATTGGTGTAAAAAAATCAAAAGAAGTTACACACGAATCTCAAAAATTACCTCAACCCACAGGTTGGAGAATATTAATTTTACCTTTTAAAATGAAGGAAAAAACAAAAGGTGGAATCCTCATGGGACAAGATACATTAGAACGGCAACAAGTTGCTTCTCAATGTGGAAATGTTCTAGCAGTAGGACCCCATGCCTATAAGGATAAAGATAGATTTCCTAATGGAGCATGGTGTAAAGTAGGAGACTGGGTAATGTTTGCACGTTATGCAGGATCTCGAATAAAAATAGAAGGCGGTGAAGTTCGTCTGCTAAACGACGATGAAGTTTTAGCAACCATCAAGAATCCAGAGGATATCTTGCATGAATATTAACCATAGGGAGGAACTATGCCAGACGTAGAAAAAGAAAAAGATAAGATAATAGACTTGCCATCAGATGGACCTGATGTGGAAGTTACTTTACCTGAAGAAACGGTTAAAGAAGGAGCACAAGACGTAACGGTTCCTGAAGTTAAACCGGAAGGGGAAGTAGAAATCAAAGAAGAAGCACCTAAAAAAGAAACAGAAACTAAAGAACTTATAACAGAAGCACCTAAAGAAGAAGCACCTAAAGAAAAAGAACTTGAAGAGTATGGGGAAGGCGTTAAAAAAAGAATCGCCAAACTTACGAAACGTATGCGTGAATCTGAACGTCAAAGAGATGAAGCAACACGTTATGCTCGTTCAGTTCTTGGAGAGCAAAAAACTTTAAAAGAGCGATTGTCTAAATTAGATACCGGATATGTATCTGAAATGGAGAGTCGGATCACTTCAGGTCTTGAAGCAGCTAAAGGAAAATTAACGACGGCTAGAGAGGCTGGAAACATAACCGACGAAGTAGATGCACAAAAAGAAATTGCTAAACTGGGTTATGAAGAAGCAAGATTGGCTGAAATGAAGATTAATCAAGAAGCCAAAAAACCTAAAAAAGAAGAGAAGAGTGAATTTAATCAACAAACTAATATTCGACAAGAACAGTCTCCAACACCGAAACCAGATGCGAGAGCAACTGAATGGGCACAGAAAAACAAGTGGTTTGGCAGTAATAATGCCATGACTTACACAGCGTTTGATATGCACAGAAAATTGGTGGAAGAGGAAGGTTACGACCCACAATCGGAAGATTATTATGGAGAATTAGATAGAAGAATAAAGCTTGAATTCCCCAATAAATTTGGTAATGTAACTGAACAAACGACTAAACCTACACAAACTGTAGCATCAGCTACGCGAAACGTTAAAAGAGGTACTGGTCGCACAACTGTGAAACTCACATCATCACAAGTAGCAATTGCTAAAAAACTGAATGTGCCACTTGAAGAATATGCTAAACAATTAAACGTAATAGAGGAGTAATGCATATGAAAAAAACTAAAACTGAAACTAAAAAAGTTACAGAAGAAGTTAAAAGAGACCCTCGCGCGTCCGAGACACAGGAAGCTACAAAGCGACCTGTTCAATGGACACCACCCTCATCTTTAGATGCACCACCTGCGCCGGATGGTTTTCGACATAGATGGATAAGAGCTGAAAGTTTGGGCTTTGATGACACTAAAAATATCGCTGGTAAATTAAGATCAGGATATGTTTTAGTTATGGCGTCAGAGTACAAAGACACAGGTTATCCAGTCATAACAAACGGCAAACATAAGGGAATCATTGGAGTTGGAGGTCTGTTGCTGGCCAGAATACCGAACGAAATCGCCGAAGCACGTCAGAAGTACTATAGCGACAAAGCTAAAGAACGTGATGATGCTCTCAAACACGATTTACTGAAGGAACAGCACCCGAGCATGCCTATCAGTTATGATAGACGCTCTAGCAAATCTTTCGGTGGTAAGTAAGAGTTTTTTAACAAATACTAATCAACGAATTTAAATTAACCGTCACTGGAGGTCCCTTTGGGGACAGGTGACAACGGAGGAAACAATTATGGCAAATCAAGATGCCGCTTTCGGTCTTAGACCGTTAAAGACAATTGGACAACAAGATGACTCTACTGGATTCAGCTCACATACAATTGAGGCTGGTGAAGGCAGTGCGATGTATCAAGGTTCTGTAGTAAACGCTACAACTACTGGATTCGTTGATATTTCCGCAACTGACGCTGAGTTAAATCTCGGAGCTTTTTGGGGATGTTTTTATGTTGACCCAACTACACTAAAACCTACGTTTAAGAACTACTATCCTGGGAGCATAACACCTCCTTCTGGAAAAGATATTGAGGCGTTTGTTTATGACAGCCCTTATCAGATGTTTGAAATTCAATCAGCTGGTACAGGTACTTCAGATCAATCAGACGTTTTCTCAACTTGTGATCTAGATTCAAATGGTGGTAGAACTCGAGACGGAATGTCAACCGCGGAATGTGCAGACAGTTATGCTGCAGGTCCCGCTGTATTAAAAGTAATCGGTGTTTCTAGAGATCCTAAAAATAATGATATAACAGCAGCTAATGTAAATTGGCGTGTTCAGATTTGTATGCATATTTTGGGTTCTGGATCGATCGGAGTATAAGGAGAATAAATTATGGCTATATCACGACAACAACTCGTAAAAGAGCTTGAGCCTGGTTTAAACGCCTTGTTCGGCTTAGAGTACAAAAGATACGACCAGGAGCATAAAGAAATTTATGTTACTGAATCATCTGACAGAGCTTTTGAAGAAGAAGTAATGTTATCTGGCTTTGCTAATGCATATGTCAAACCTGAGGGTTCGGCTGTTGCATATGACAATGCACAAGAAACATTCACTGCAAGATATACTAATGAAACAGTAGCTCTTGCATTCGCTTTAACTGAAGAAGCAATGGAAGATAACCTGTATGACAGACTATCGTCTCGTTATACAAAAGCGCTAGCGAGATCAATGGCAAATGCTAAACAGATCAAAGCTGCTAATCCACTAAATCAAGGGTTGCCAACAACTGACAACTTTGATTCTGGTGATGCAGTATCTTTGTTCAATACAGCACATCCAACGATCGCTGGAACTTTCTCAAATACGCTAAGTACCCAAGCAGACCTTAACGAAACATCGTTAGAGCAAGCATTGATTGACATTGCTGCACTGACTGATGAAAGAGGTCTTAAAATCGCAGCTAGAGGAATGAAAATGATTGTTCCTTCTGAAAATCAGTTTAATGCTGAAAGATTGTTAAAATCTCAAGGTAGAACTGGTACAGCTGATAATGATATCAATGCTCTTAAGAACATGGGAATGATCCCTGAAGGATATAGAGTAAATCACTATCTAACAGATACTGATTCTTGGTACATTAACACTGACGTGCCTAATGGTATGAAGTACTTTGAAAGATTACCTATCCAAACTAAAATGGAAGGTGACTTTTCAACAGGAAACGTAAGATACAAAGCTAGAGAAAGATACTCATTTGGAGTATCCGACCCTA